GGTTTTGAGCCCCATCGCGGGCGGCGCGAACGCGCGCCCCTTCATCACGCACCACAATACCCTCGATATCGACATGTACATGCGCATCGCCACCGAGCTGCACTTAAAGCGCCTGATCGTCGGCGGCATGGAGCGCGTGTACGAGGTCGGCCGCATCTTCCGCAACGAGGGTATGGACACCAAGCATAACCCCGAGTTCACCACCTGTGAGCTCTATCAGGCCTACACGAACCTCGACGGCATGATGGACATCCTCGAGGCCATCCTCTCCGGCGCCGCGAAGGAGATCCTCGGCACCTATCAGATCCAGTGGCTCGGCAAGGACATTGACCTGACCCCGTCGTGGAAGCGCGTCACGATGGCTGACGCCGTCAAGGAAGTGACCGGCGCGGACTTTATGGCGATCGAGGGCGACGCCGAGGCCGCCGTCGCGCTCGCCAAGAGCGTCGGCGTCGACATGGACGGCGTGGACAAGACCTGGGGCAACGCCCTGTACGAGACCTTCGACCAGAAGGTCGAGGAGACCCTCGTCCAGCCGACGTTCATCACCATGTACCCCGTCGAAGTGAGCCCGCTTGCCAAGCGCAGCCCGTCTGACCCGTACCTGACCGAGCGCTACGAGATGTTCGTCTGCGGCTGCGAGATGGGTAACGCTTTCACTGAGCTCAACGACCCGATGGATCAGTACGAGCGCTTCAAGGCGCAGGTCGAAAAGCGCGCCAACGGCGACGACGAGGCCGAGATGATGGACGAGGATTACGTCATGGCCCTCGAATACGGTCTGCCCCCGACGGGTGGCCTGGGCTTCGGCATCGACCGCTGCGCGATGATGCTCTGCGGTACCGACTCCATCCGCGACGTCATCCTCTTCCCGACGATGAAGCCCTTGGGCTAAAAAAACGTTGTGGCACAACGGTTACAGGTGATGCAACCTCTGGTTTGACACCACTTTTACACCAATTCACTTTGAATTCAACATGGCTACTAAGGAGTGCCCCGTCTTTGACGGGGTGCTTTCTTTAGCCATCATACATATATCAGCGTAAAAAATAAGGGCAGGTTTGGGAAATCAAAATCCCATTCCTGCCCTTTTCTTTTTAGCAAAATCTGTACCGAAAAATATATAGTATTCGTGACAACGCACAAAAAAATGAGAGCGTGCTTCAACAGCAGCTCTCATATATCTTGTCTATTTGACATTTACACCGAAGTCCTTTATAATGGCTTTTGTGGAGTCCACCGTCCGCGTCGAGTTTCCGGGTTCAGTCATAGCCCATCTCCTTTGTAGACGGTGTACGGTTAAAAAGACGGTTGCCTGTCATCCCGCGAGTGCGGAATGGAGGCGTGTATGTAGCCCTCGCGGGAAATTTTTCTCAGGGAGGTGACCATACATAACTCTTCAAGAAGTTTTTTGGATTGCGTCTATCTGCTGGATTCTTATCCAAGCATGGGACAAATTCCGTAACAGAAAGAAGTGAGCCGTCTGTCGCAAGCAGAGCGGCTCACTGTCGTTTGAGGGTTAAACCCTCTTCCCAGTAAGAATGTATGTTTGTGGCAACCGTCTGGGTTTCCACCGCAGGGGGCGCTTGTTAGCAGCAGGCGCTCTCTGTGTTATTATTATAGACTACTTCAACGGTATTTGTCAAATGAATTTTCTGTTAGCGTTTTCTTTCAGATTTCTCCTACGTCAGCCTGTGGGAACCGCATAACCCTTAGTCAAGCTCCGCAAGTGTACGGATGCTGACCCCATCACTTGCTTCAACGCTATGGCGGACAGTCCTGCTGCCGCCTATAAAGAATATTTACACCCACAAAATATTCTTTAGATATTATTTTCCAAATGCGATGATTGCGCCAATGATGCCAGATACAAGCAAGGTAGAGATGCAAGTAATGATTGCAACCTTGACAGTGTTGACATTGTTGGCGATTTGCTTATACGGTTTGTTCTCGGTTTCATTAACCTTCTCAGACAATTTACGTTCGGTCTCCTGCCACGCTTTTGCTTGCGCATCTACCTTACGATTGGTGTCATCCACCTTGCCCTCAATATTACTGACACGCTGTGCAATGAGCTCAACGGAAGTAGCGATTTTATAGATAGCCTTCTGCTCACTCTGAATTTCCTTCAGCTCACCTTCTAAGTTGTCAATTCTGTGTGTATTGGACTTGCATCGCTGCTCAGTCTCAATTAACAGTACGGTCTCTTGCTCGGTCATAAGAGAAACCTCCTCGGATGATTATTTTTCCCCTTCCTTCGGCTCCACTATGGAGGCAATAGCAGAGTTCTGTTTCAACACGTCTTTCATTTCGCTGAGGGCGTCATCAACGTATTTGCTAAAGGTTTCAAATGGCAAGACCTTTGCCAACCAAGGGAAACGCTCGCAGAACTTGTCGTAAACGGATGACAGCTTCAGTTTGCCCGTACCGGAACCGAACTCGCGCTCAGCGCCAAGAACAGCCTGCAGAAGCCATCCACGAATCTGCTCGTACTTCTTGTCGGTGGACAGGTTGCGCCAACGCAGGACAGCCATAACGCCGCCAACGATAAACACAATGCCAGTAACAATTACATACCAATTCTCCACAATAAATTCCATATGCAAACTCCTCTCTAAAAGATAATGGGGCGGATTTCAGGTGCCGCCCTTCACCTTAGATTGCTGGACTCTCCCAGCTTGGGTCTTCGACGAAGCCTTTTGCCTTTGCGCTTTCGAATGTGATACCACCAGCAGAATGGTCAGATTTACACAGGTTCAAATAAAATGCGCATACCACGCCATGTGCCGACCACGGCAATCCAACCATTGCCCCAATCCACGGCAGCGCTCCGGTATAGTTCCGCTTTACACAATAGAACGCTAAAAGCAACCCACCGACTGTAACAATCCACAGAAGGGAGCGGATATCGTCAATCAGCTTTTTTGAAAAAGCGTCCTGTTTGCTTGTGCGTTTTCTCCTTCGCCTTGCTTGCTGTCTGCTGCCGCTATATGTAGCCATCACGCTTTACCCATCAGTTTTGCAAAACGATAGAACAAAGCAGCAGCCTGTTCACGGGTAAGCTGGTCAGCCCAAGCATAGTTGGGTTCACCATTCACCTCAGTGCCAGTGCCATTGATGAGACCGTTGGAGATAGCCCACTCACGAGCTTCCTTACTCCAAGTGCCGCAGTCATTGTCCTGCAGCTCTGCACGGTACTCCTTCATCAGTTCCTTGAATGTGTCCAGAGTCATATCTTCATCCTCCTCTTTGCCGTCGCTGATTCTCTTTTTGAACTCTTCCCACTGTGCGTCGCCACTCGTCTTGTAATAGACATTCATGTCGGCGCAACACCACGGTCTCGGACAGAGTTTTCCGGTCACATCATAATGACGGATAACGTGGTCTGCAGGAATGTTGTACTGAGCCATCAGCTTCTTTGTCAACCATACGAGGTTGTCCACAACTTTTGGTTCGAAATACCAATCAGTATCAGAAGCCATAACCCTCTTGCGATTGATTTTGGAAGGGCGTGCTTCAATCCCGATGGAGTTAGAGTTGCGGCACTCAGGGTGCTTGTACTTGTTCGCACCACAGTGCCATGCGATGTCCTTATCGCGGACACAGCGATAGATGGTATCGCCCTCGTCAAGCGCATAATGGGCAGACGCTTGAATACCCGGTGTCTTGAAATATTCAGAGACACTCTTTGCGGTTCCGAGCGCACCGAAATAATGAATGACGATGTACTTCGGAGTCATGTTGCCTGAACGGAAGTTAACCGTTGTCAGGTTGTCTACAATTTTCAACTTGCATCCTCCTTCCTGTTCTGGTGTATTGATTTGGATTTTGCCAGCGAACTTGTCATAATAAGCCTGTCCGTAGCTGGCTCGTTTTTCTTGGACGCTCTGTCCCTGATTGGCAGGACGTTCAAATTGGAGAAGAACAGCATTGGATGCCTCACGGACAGACGATGCGCTCTTGAGGGTGCTCAGCAGCCCAGAATAGCCCACAGACAGCTCTTTAAGCAGGAAGTTAAGCTGGGCATCCATGTCCCCTACGGACGCTCCTGCGGCTTTACAGGAGGCAAGGAGAGCGTCCTTGCGTGACCAGTACGTCCACTGAGCTAATCCGTAACCGGCACTGTCTTTCACAAAGTTGGAATAACTGCCGCTATCGACGGCGGCAGTATATTCTTCATCAGTCATGCCAAGTTTCTTCTCGTATGTATTTTGGAGGTTCTTGGGATTCAGTCCGCTCTCTGCAAAAAGATTCCCCATCAAACCCGCGACGCCGAAATCATTCAGACCAGCAGATTTCAAATAGCGCCAGATTTTTTCGTCGGCGTTCATGCGAACCACCTCCTTGATAAAAGCATTGTTTTATAATCAGACAATCTTGTAATGCGGCTTCTCTTCGCCGAAAAACCAATAACGAAGATAGTCGTCAAACACGATTGCCACGACAGATAAGCCAACCCACGCAAAATAGAACGGTAGACAGACTTGCCCCAAAATGTTAAGAGGGAGTCCAGAATAATCCCAGACACCCAGCTTCAACCATATATTCACGATAACGCCGGTGATAAACTCAAGGCAGGTCACCATTGTTCCGCCGATTAAGGCTTGCCACACGATTCCTAATTCCCACGGGAAGAGCTCGTTGATTAAACCAATAGAAATAAAGCACAGTCCACCGAGAATAAACATGGTTGGATGACTGTGCCCACGCCAAAGCATCTCAATGCCGACATAGATTGCGCCGCCGATAACGGCAAGCACAAGCAGTTTGAGACATACCTTCAGCCGCTTCATATTAGTTGCCCAGCTTTTCTGTGATAGCGTTCATCTGAGCCTGTGCAACAGCAAGCTTTGCGTTCATCTCAGACAGGTACGGTTCTGGCAGCGTCATGCCGTATGTAACAGCAGAGATTTCTTCAGCACCTTCCAGTGACTGTACATACGCTTTCAAAGCATTGTGATAAGTTGTCTGAGTGGTAATAAGAGTTTGCGCCGCAATATAGATTTGGGCAATCTCAGCGGCTGTGTAGATACGGCAGACACCACCGTCTGATTGATATGGGAACTCTGTGCCGCCAAGCTCAACAACGCGGAACAGGTTCGCAATATTTGCTTGGTCTTCGATGCTGAGATTAAAATGAACGGCACCCTGTGTCAGCTCCAAATCAATACCCGCAACGATGATGGCGTTACAGCTCTTAGAAATTTCTGCAATCTTTGCAGCTTTGATAATAGCAAGAGAGTTGTCCTCTCCGACAATTTCGATTACGTCTTCCATCGTGACCCAGCCGCGTTCGACAGCCTTCAAAAGACCATTCATGTCGATAGCACCGGACTGGTACATGGCTTTCAGTTTTTCTTTCATCGATTACACCTCCAGCGCGGAAAGAATCAATTCGTCAACGAGGTCACGCTGATGGGCAACCAAAGAGCCGCCGTCACATTTGGCAACGACTACAGTGCCAGCACCCTCAATTTCGTCGTGACCAACCAGATTATACGGTTCGCTGTTGAATGCTACGCCAATCGCTTCGTCAACAGAGCATGGCGTAAAACTGCCGCTGTTGCCAATTTTGATATATAGAACGGAGTCGGTCATACCAAGCTCGGTTCCGTCCAGTGTGATAATTCGATACATTTAAGCAACCTCCTTTGCTCCTACCAACTTTGCGATGTGTCGGAGCGTGTCAATATCGGCGTTGAAGAAATCATGGTTCCACAGCCAGAAGTCTGCGTACTCAATGCGCTTATACGGCTGGCAGGTTGGGTCTTCCCAGACCTTGTCCCATCGATTTTGATAATTCGCATCGCGCTTTGCGAGCGTCTTTTGAATGGCTTGTGTTAATTTTCCACGGAGCATTCCTGCGCCATCGTCGTCACGGGCAAAGAACTGATGCGCGTTCTCGCTTGTTACAACGCAGAGGAGCTTGTCACCGTGGAAGATATATCCATTGGCTTCTTCACACATGGTCATATTTCTGGGAAAACCATGTGCAGCGCCATGTGCCGCCGCCCTATACAGAAAGTGGGGCCTTGATCATTGAGAGCGCACGCAAACACTTTGGTCCGGCAGATAAAAATGCTCCGGCCGTTGCACTCGACCTGGATATGACTGCAAAACTCATGCAGTATTTGCGTCTTCTGGATGAAAAGAAAAATGCAGAGGTGTACTCCAAAGAAATCGACAAGGATATTCAGCGTCTGAAGGCCCTGTTGATTGCGGAAATGGGTACCAGCTGTACTGCGATCTGTGAGCAGGAGGGCGTGAACTATACGGTTACCTATACCCCTGTTCGCAAGTCCATCATCGACAAGGATAACCTGCTTCGGTTGAAACTGGAGCATCCGGATATTTACGAGCAGTTTGTTACAGTATCCGAATCCAGACGGTTCAGCGTTAGAGCCTCAATTATGGAGGCCGCTTAGTGAGGTGAAAAAAGGATGAATTGTATTGGAACCTACGACGGGACGATTTTTTATAATCCTGCCAATAAGTTTTGTATCGTCAGTGTAAAGACCGCAGACCAGAGCGTGCCTGCCGAGGCCAGGTCAAACAGACGGTACAAAGACCATTTGATCCGCTTTACAGCTGTGGGGTATGAGATTCCACGGACAGATGCGGTAGAGCTGGAACTGGATGGTGAATGGACAAAGGGCAAGTATGGTGTCCAACTCCAGGTGGAGCAGTGGCGTGAAATTGTGCCCAGAACAAAAAACGGCGTAGAGGGCTATCTTGCCTCCGGGCTTATCAAAGGGATTGGTCCTAAAACTGCCGCAGACATTGTGGAGCGGTTCGGTGTGGCCACACTGGATATTCTGGAACACCAGCCGGAGCGGCTGTTGGAGATCCGGGGTATTACGGAAAATAAATTGGAGGACATCAGAGCCTCTTATGCAGAAAACCGTATGCTCCAAGGAATTATGACTTTGCTGGCGCCATTTAAGATTACTCCCAAGACAGCATTGAAAATATATCAATATTTCGGCCCAACCAGCGTAGAGATTTTGGAAAAGAGCCCATTTGAGCTTTGCCAGATCTCCGGCTTTGGATTTCGGCGGGTAGATGCAATCGTACAAAAGAGCGGGGGTGATCTCCATGACCCTATGCGTATCAAAGGGGCTGTCTTTTGTGCGTTAGATGAAGGCAAGAGTAAACGAGGCCATCTGTACATCAGTTCTGAAGAACTGGAGAAATCAGCGCTGAAGCTGCTCAATGAGAAGATACCTGTACCGGAGCTTCGCCTGCATCAGCAGGAAGTCAGGGATATGATGCAGGAAATGATCCTGAATGGAGCAATCGTTTCTGTGAAGGATAATATCTATCTTCCCAGAGTGTTTGCCCAAGAGGACGAAACGGCGCGCCGGATCGCCCAGCGTCTGGTCGCCCAGATGCCAGTAGAGCATATTGCGCCGGTGCTGGAACAGGTCAAGGTTGAAATGGGGCTGCGCCTGTCTGCACAGCAGGAGGCTGCGGTCTATGCAGCATTTAGGCATGGCTTGTCAGTGATTACGGGTTCTCCTGGTACTGGTAAAACAACAGTGCTGCGGACGATACTTGAGGTTTACCGGCGGCTGCACCCTGATGGCAAAATTGCTCTTATGGCGCCTACCGGTCGGGCAAGCCGCAGGATGTCGGAGAGCACCGGCTTTGAGGATGCCCGAACATTACACAGTGGTCTGGGACTGACCAGTGAAGAGGATGAGGGTAGCCGGAACAGAAAGTCAGAGCCACTGTCGGCCGATTTAATCATTGTGGATGAGTTTTCCATGGTGGATATGTGGCTTGCTGAGAAATTTTTTGAACGCATGAAGATAAATGCCAGAATCGTACTGGTAGGCGACCCAGATCAGCTTCCGAGCGTAGGAGCCGGAAATGTGTTCCGTGAGATCATCGAAACCAAAATCGTCCCAGTAACGGTGCTGGATCAGATTTTCCGTCAGTCGAAGGATAGTCTGATTGCCTATAATGCCAAATTTATTAACGAGGGCAATACCAAACTGTTTTACGGACCGGACTTTGTTTTCGTGTCTGGTGATAGTCAGGAAGACACCGCTGAAAAGATTACAGAACGGTATTGTTTGGAGATACAGGAGAGTGGCATTGAGAATGTGCAGATTCTTTCACCTTTCCGTTCAGAAGGCGCCGCGTCGTCGGAACAGCTGAATGAAACCATTCGTGAATTGGTCAACCCATTCCGCTCTGCGGAGGAGGAAATCAAGTTCGGCCCCAAGATATTCCGGATCAATGACCGCATCATGCAGACCAAGAACACAGAAAAGGTATCTAATGGTGATTTGGGTTTCATCCGGTATATTAAGGACACTGACCAGGGCAAAAAGATCGGCATGGATTTTGGTGCTGGCAGGACGCTGGAATATGGCGTAGATGATTTGAGCAATGTGGATCTGGCTTATGCTAGCTGATTATTAAGCGTGCGATTTTATACGGAGCGAGTATCCGACAACGGATGCTCTTGTTTGCTATACCAATTTTCACCACCTTAAAATTTCTCTCGAAAATTTTGTTTTGGGGCTTGACTTTTAATAGTTAGTCTTTC